GCAGATCCAGCTTCCGCCTGAATTGGAGGGGTATATTGGAGGATTTTAGATTATTTTACGCCGCCGGTACCAAGCCGGCAGAGCAGGCGGACAAGCTTCCGCAGGAATGGCAGCAGAGAGTAGATCAGGAGGACGTCCCATCGGTGCGTCCATATATACCGGCAGAGATGGAGTATATCGGCACGGTAGCCAAAGGACAGATCTGTTTTGATTATTATGTATTGCCGGATGGACAGCTCCGGCAGGAGTACCGCCGCCCGGAGCAGGATATCATCTTGTCGTACCGGGATGAGGAGAGTATGCAGCATGTCCGGCAGAGAGCAAGAAAAAAGAGAGCAGCTATCGCAGAGCCGCCCTCGGAAAATGTCGTATGACACCAACAATCTAATCATACGGCATAGGCGTTGAAAAGTCAAGGAATGCCAAGGGTTATAAGCCCTTTGGCGACCTTGTAATGAGTATTATAAAACGAAGCACAGAGGAACCATATGAGCCGTATGAAGAAAAAGTGTACATATCATCAATATGATTTCGAGGATGTGTACGGGAAAGAATGGAAAGTAAGCCCCCTGCCGGTCAGCAGAGACGGGCAGTTAAATATAGAGGATTGCTATGACAGATCCGTACTGGGGGAGGAGTCCGAGGCGGAGAGGGTAGACCGCCGGATGAAAGCATTGGCATCCTGCCGGATCATGCTGCAGAGGATCATATCGGGAGATTATGTGGAGAGCAATATTTATCCTGTCTACTTAAACCGGAAGGATGTACCCAGAGCGGAGAAGTACCGGACCAGCAGAGAGACACAGAAGCGGCTGAATCAGAAGAACCGACAGAAGAAATATATCCGGATCATCAACACCAATTTCCGTGCCGGTGATCTGATCGTCACGCTGACATATAAGGATGGAGAGTATCCGTCTCTGGACCGTGCCCGGAAAGATATCAAGAATTATTTAGCAGCCATCGGCCGTTATCGAAGAAAGCAGGGGATGACGCCGTTGAAATATATATATGTGATCGAGTATGTGGATGGACCCACCAACAAGGTGCGGATCCATCACCATCTGATCATGTCTGCCATGGACAGAGATGTGGCGGAAAGCAAATGGACAAAAGGCAGAGTAGAGAGTAAGTATGCCGATCCAGACGATGACTTTGGACTGGAGGGCTTTGCCCGATACATCTGCAAGCTGGAATCAAACGGAAGACATCTGATCCAGCATTCCCGGAATCTCAAGAAACCGATCGTCCGTGAGAATGTGACCAAACTCACCCGCCGGAAGATGCGGGATCTGGTTCTCGCCGGAGCAGATCTGGGTCCGATGATGGAGAAGATCTTTCAGGGCTCCTGCCGGTATATTGATTCCAAGACTTATATATCTGACCTGACGGGAGGATTTTACATATATTCGAGATTAAAGAAAAAAGAGGTGAAAACCATGGAGACAAAAACGACGTCCGATGCGGACAGCAATTTGAAACCGGTCAAAATATACATTGATATGGACTGGAAAGGCTCCTTGAAAAAGGGGGATGCTTCCTACTCCATCGTACTTGAGACGATGGTTAAGGGAAGAACCTACACCGCTGTGCATCACGGCGAGGTGGTAAACACCACCCAGAACCGTGCGATCCTGCATATTTCCAGAATCGCTTTGTCACATCTAAGGGGAAGATTTAATCTGGAGATTCATGCGGCGAGCGGGTATCTCGCCGGGGGCTTCAACCTCTGCCGGTTCCAGTCGGCAGCAGAGCGGGAGTATCAGGCAACGAAGAACGCTGACCTGATCGATAAGCTTCTCAAAGTGGCAGCAGGTCATGCCATTCGCATAGTACCGGAACAACATCATTGTTATACGGACTGGATGCGTAAGGAACGGGAGAAAGGGCAGCAGGGCGAACAAAACTCGCAGGAGTGGGAAAAGACGATTGATGACAAGAGATAGCCGAAGACGGCGGAAAGGATAGAAAGATGGAGAATATAAGAATAACGGTGGCACATCAGCTGGAGGAGGATGATTGAAATGCGTAGATGTGAAATTCCCGGCTGCATCCATGAGGGATGTCATAGCCATCATATCGTATTTCGTTCCCAGGGCGGACCGGACATTGCAATGAATCTGATCCGGCTGTGTCCGTACCACCACAATATGTCTCCGGAAGGGGTGCATATGAATCCTGCGCTGGACAAGCGTTTGAAGTGTGCGCTGCAAGAGGAATACGAAGTGTTATTTCCGGAAAGTGCGCTGACAGCGGAACTGGCAGCTGACCGGATCGGCATGAGCCGGAAGAAAGCAGAGAAGTATTTTTCGAAGGTTCCGAAGAATCCGGACGGCACAATGAACCGGGAGGACATTATCCGCCGGCTAATGGGCGGAAGACTTTATTGAAATTATTGAGAGGAGAAAAACGATGGCAAAAATCAAAATGGACTGTATCTCTTATGACGGTATGAGCAACAAGCCAATCCAGAGCCGGTGCAGAGCGTTGAAGAAACTTTATTGTAGCTGTGAGGAGAAATGCAGCTTTTACAAGAGCAGATCTGACTACAACATGGACGGCAGCAGAAAGGTCAAACGGTGATCCTATGGGAATCAGATTATCGAGCTGTAAATGGCCGGACTGCTTTCATTGTGATCGTCCGGACTGTGAATACAACGGGACAATCAAAGAGGATGGCAAGTATTTGAACAAGCTGATTTTATGGAGTAAATATCAGCACGCCTGCGAAGCAAGCATAACGGCAAGGCAGGCGTATGAAAACCGTCATCCGGAAGTGATGGCAAACGAAATATATGCAAGAATAGTGCATCCGCTGCCAAGGGCAGCAGATCAACAGGAAAATCACCGCTGGATCCAGAAAGGGATCCAGCAAATATAAACTGCAGTAACGAAAAGGAAAAATATTTATGGATAATGACAGTTTACAAGAATACAAAAAACGAAAGAAAGAAGCTAAACAAAGATTTATGGCACAGCAGAATCTCCCCTACGAGGTGAAAGTGAAAAGGGCTGCGTTACGAGTGCGTGAGTTTATTACGGAGATGGATAAAAGATATTGCAACGCTCATGTGAGTGTGGGCGGTCTGGATAGCATCACATTACTTCTTTTTATCCGAAAGCTGGGATATGACATACCGGCGATATCGATATCAGGGGTTGAGGATAAGAGCGTCCAAGCTGTTCATAAGCAGTTAGGAGTGACCCGGCTTAGATCCTACAAGTCGAAAGTGGAAGTATTAAATACCATCGGCTTCCCGGTTATCTCAAAAAGAATAGCCGGCAAAATTGATCTACTTCAGCACCCGACAGAAAACAATAAAACCGTGCGCCATGCGATCATAACAGGCGAGTGTGGAGCACAGGGGCATTTTGCAACAAACAGCCGTATGCAGTTGCCGCAAAAGTGGCTAAGGCTATTCGCTGGGATGGCAAATGAAGAATATGGCACACATTATCAGGCAGCTCCGTTTCAGGTGAGTAATAAATGCTGTTATTACCTCAAAGAAAAGCCGTGTGATGACTGGGCGAGAGAACATAACAGCTGGCCATTTCTTGGAATGATGGCAAGTGAGGGGGGACAGCGTGAAGAGGCTCTTGTGGAGCATGGGTGCAATTACTACGGTAAAACAACTATGAGGTCCGCACCGTTTGCACCATTTTTGAGACAGGACATTTTGCAACTGGCGTTAGATCTGGAAGTGCCGGTGCCGGAAATTTATGGAGAAATAAGGAGAAAACCAGACGGGACTCTTTATACAACAAAAGCCCAGCGGACCGGATGCAGTATGTGTGGTTTTGGTATACATCTGGAGGAGAGACCTCATCGCTTTGACAGACTCCGGGAAAGAAATGAGAAGGAATGGCACTTTTGGATGTATGAATGCTGTACAGATCCGGAAACGGGAGAAAAATACGGCTGGGGAAGAGTACTGGACTGGATCGGGGTAGGCTGGGAAGATGTACCGGCGCAGCAGATCAGTATGTTTGATTATCTGGAGGACGAGAGATGATAAACGGAGAATTGATAGTTGACAATTTTGCCGGCGGAGGCGGTGCCTCAACCGGAATCGAACTGGCAACCGGAAAGAGCGTTGATATCGCCATCAATCATGATCCGGAAGCTATTCGGATGCATAAAGCGAATCATCCGAACACGAAACATTACTGTGAAGATGTGTGGCAGGTGGATCCAGTTAAGGCATGTAAAGGACATCCGGTAGGTCTTGCCTGGTTCTCGCCAGACTGTAAACATTTCAGTAAGGCGAAGGGAGGTAAGCCGAAGGATAAATTTATCCGTGGTCTTGCTTGGGTAGCCTGTAGATGGGCGGGACTTGTCCGACCAAGGGTGATTATGCTGGAGAACGTCGAGGAATTTAAGACGTGGGGACAGCTGAATAGAGGGCATCATCCGATTAAAGCGAAGCAAGGGAAAACTTTTGGAAAGTTTGTGCAGCAATTACAGGATTTAGGTTATGAGGTGCAATTCCGTGAACTGGTGGCAGCAGATTACGGCGCACCAACAATGCGCAAACGATTTTTTATGATTGCCCGGTGCGACGGACATCCGATTATATGGCCGGAGCCGACACATGCACCGAGGGACAGTGAAGAGGTAAAAGCTGGTTTGTTAAATCCAGATGTCGGGGCATATACACAGATTGATTTCAGCCGTCCGTGCCCGTCTATCTTTGATACGTCACAGGAGATTAAAGAGAAATATGGCATCCGTGCTGTGCGGCCGCTGGCACCTAAAACGATGGAGCGGATTGCAAGGGGATTGAAAAAGTTTGTTCTGGATAATCCGGAGCCGTTCATCATCCAATGCAATCACGGTGGAAAGCGTAGGCCGAACGATATTCGGGAGCCGATGCCAACCATTACAGGGAAACATGGTTATGGGATTGTGGAGCCGAAGTTGACGCCGTATCTCTCTGTTAATCGTGAGAACCACTTTGGAAGTGATATGCGTGAGCCGGTACATACGATAACGGCAAACAATCAGCACATGCTTATGACTCCTACATTGATTCAGTATCATTCGGAGACTGCAAAGGTTATTGATATTACGGATAAGTTAAATTTTGAGGAAAGTCCTGCAATCACGATTAAAGGGCAGGTATATAAAGTGAACGATTCTGCAGAAACAATGCTGAAGCTGATGGGATTATTTGATGACAGACCAGAGACAGAAGCGGTGCCGGCAGCCTATGAGCTGCTCTTCTCGGAAGAGGACAGGGAGAGATTAAAGGGTCTGAATCTGAATTTCAAGGATTTCATGACTTTGATTGAGGAGGCAATGGATCTGGTTCGTGGAGGGGATGATGATACTCCCAGCGGGGAGTAGCGAGAGCTACTATGATCTGTTCGAGGACTGGGACCTGATCGTATCCAGTGTTCTGGAACAATATGGCATCCGTATTTATTCAGCAGAGTTTAAGGGGATGAAATGGCTGGAGTTTTCTGCTTTGATCTCCGGTATTGGTCCGGACACAGCCCTGGGAAGAGTTGTGGCAATCCGTGCTGAGACGGACAAGGAAGTGATTAAGCATTTTTCAGATGATCAGAGACGGATCTGGAGAGAATGGAGAAACAAGTCCGCAAAGCAGAAAAGTCCGGAAGAGGTCCAGAATTACCTCGAGATGTTTAAGGCAGCATTTGTCAGAATGGCAGGTGATAGTGGTGGATAAGAAAAAACAGAAGAAAGTGAGATGTCCATACTGCGGATATGAGCTTCCGATATTTTATTCATCGAAATCAGAAGCCAGAGATATCTATACGGTATGCAAAGGGAGAAACTGTAAAAAGAAATTTAAAATAACGTTGGTCAAGTAGATGCCATTATGAGCCGATGACCGCGCACTAGGAGGTGAGCGCATTGGCTGATGGTCAGAGTGTTGGTAAAATTCATCTTGATCTTGGAATTAACAGCAAAAATTTCAGCAAATCCATGTCCGGAATAGAGGGTATGGCAAAAAAGGCGGCGAAAACTCTGGCCGCTACGTTTGCAGTAAAGGGAATTACAGATTTTGGAAAGCAGTGTTTGGATCTCGGTTCTGATCTGACCGAGGTGCAGAACGTAGTCGATTCGGCATTTGGTCCGAAGGTATCTAAAAAGGTGGACAGTTTTGCAAAGGATGCTGCGACCTCTTTTGGCTTATCGGAGACGATGGCTAAGAGGTATGCGGGTACCTTCGGAGCTATGGCTACTGCGTTTGGATTTTCTCAGGATCAGGCAGCGGACATGTCTACGCAGCTTACCGGGCTGGCAGGAGATGTTGCATCCTTTTACAATATATCGCAGGATGAGGCATATACAAAGCTGAAATCCGTGTTTACCGGCGAGACGGAGTCGTTAAAAGATCTCGGAGTTGTTATGACGCAGACAGCGCTTGACAGCTACGCTATGGCGAACGGCTTTGGCAAAACGACAGATAAGATGACTGAAGCAGAGAAGGTGGCTCTGCGATACAAGTTCGTACAGGATCAGCTTAGCATTGCATCCGGAGACTTTGCAAAGACATCCGGGTCGTGGGCGAACCAGATGCGTATTCTGTCTCTGCAGTTCGATTCGTTAAAAGCATCTATCGGGCAGGGACTGATCAATCTGTTTACGCCGATCATTCAAAAGGTCAATGCCTTGATGAAGAAAATGGTCGGGCTGGCATCGATTTTCAAACAGTTTACCGAAATGCTCACTGGGAACAAGAGCAAAGATGATGGTATCGCAGCTACGGCAAATATGGCAGCAGATGCAGACAGCAATATGTCGGGAGCATCTTCTTCAGCGGCGGATCTGGCAAAGAATACCACGGCAGCAGGAAAGGCTGCGAAGAAAGCAAAGAAGGACATGTTTGGTCTGGCCTCTTGGGACGAGCTTTCCAATAATTCTTCTTCAAAGGATTCTGATTCAGGAAGCACAAGTGCAGGAAGCGGAACGGGAGCGGTAGGAGGGAGTAATGTTGCAGCGGGTTCCAATGTTCTGGATAAGGCAGGAGAAAGCGCCGGAAAACTGTCAGGCATACTGGGGAAGGTAAAGGAAGAATTTGTTGATCTTGCCAAGAGATTTGCAGCCGGTTTTCAGCTAGGGCTTGGAAATACGAAACAGGTATTTCAGAGCATTAAGGACGAAATTCGTTCTATCGGTCAGTCATTGATAGATATATTTACGGATCGATCTGTAATCGATGCCGTAAAAAAGTGTGCTGAAAAGATAGCAACGGCACTTGGAAAGATTGCTGGAAGCGTTGCAAGCGTTGGTCTCACGTTGGCGGACCTGCTGGTGGGAAGCTTCGCAAAGTATCTGGAACAGCATAAGAAGGACCTGGTCAAGCATCTGGTGAACCTGTTCGATATTACAGGGCAAATTGCGGAAATTGTTGGAAACTTCGCTGTGGTAGTAGCGGATATTGCAGCAGTATTTCGTTCGGATGAAGCCAAACAGATCGGTGCAAATCTGCTTAATATTTTTGTAGAAACGAAGCTTAATGTGCTTACGCTGATGGCGAAAGTGGGTAGAGATATCATTGACACCCTGACCGCACCGATTATAGAGAACAAGGATAAGATCAAAGAAGTTTTAACAAATGTAATTAAATCCGTGTCATCGATAATTGGCACAATATCAGATGTTGTGACTAATACATGGGACAAGATTCAGAATGTATATGATCAGCACATTCATCCGCTGTTTGAAACAATAAAGGAAGCATTGTCAACATGGGTTGGAACAATTTTAGATGGCTACAATAAACATATTGTTCCTGTTTTAGATCAATTTGCGAAGAAGTTTAAAGATGTTGTTGAAAAATATGTTCAGCCAGCGATTGATGCTGTATTGGATGCTGTTGGGAATCTTGCTGACATGCTCTCCAGCGTACTAAACAAAGTACTGAAGCCGCTTATTAACTGGGTAATTGCAAATATCATTCCTGTTTTGGCGAAAAACTTCCAGAAAGCCGGAAATATTATACTTGCAGCGATGAAAGGTGTGTCACAGATCATACAGGGAGTTTCGGAAGTGTTTTCCGGAATCTGTAAGATTATCAAAGGTATCGTTGACGGTGAATGGAAAACGGTCTGGGAAGGAGTGAAGGACATTGTCGGGGGTGTTCTCACTGCGATCCAGGGACAGTTTACCGCTGGATGGACAGCTATTAAAACAACATTCCGACCGGCGGCAGTCTTCTTTGAAACGATAGCGTCTGCAATTAAGGGAGCCTTCCAGGGGATTGGAGAGTGGTTCAAAAATACCTTTAGCGGAGCAAGCGATAAGTTGAAAAGTGGCTTTTCGGGAGTGAAGTCGTTCTTCAGCGATAAAAGCAAAGAGGTTAAAGATGCTTTTACAGGTATTCCGGATTGGTTTAAAACAAAATTCGCAAGTGCATACGATAAAGCCAGCGGAGCTTTCGCAAAAGCAAAAGATAATTTTAAAGCGATCAGAGATAATATCAAGGCGCCGTTTGGAGGAATAGCAGATTGGTTTGAATCGACATTCAAAGGTGCTTGGGAAAAAGTCAAGGACGTATTTTCTTCAAGAGGAAAGATCTTTGCCGGAATTAAAGAGGGAATGGAAAAGACATTTAAGACAGTGGTGAATGGGCTGATCTCCGGCATTAACGTTATCGTATCGAAACCTTTTGACAAGATCAATAAAATGCTCAACACGATCCGCAAGGTTGGTGTTGGCAAGATCAAACCGTTTGAGAAGCTGTGGGAGGAGAATCCGATCACGGTACCGAAGATTCCGGCACTGGCACAGGGCGGATATGTGAAAGCAAACACACCGCAGCTTGCAATGATCGGTGATAACCGTCATTACGGCGAGGTGGTATCGCCGGAGGATAAACTGCAGGCGATGGCGGTAGAAGCCGGGCGTCTGGCAGCAGAGTCTACTTCTGCAGCATTGGTACCGGTGATTGAAAGATTGTGCAATGCGATCATTACATTGGAAAACACGTCCGGAGGAGTAGAGCTGGAGCAATACAAAGAGGGCGATCTGCTTCGCGTAGTAAGAAATGAAAACTCAAAATATAAAAAGCAGCATGGTGTGTCTGCATTGACGTAAGGAGGGGATGCGATTGTACGATGAAAGCAAAGGGCTGATCGCTATTGCGACCGGCTATTCAGATGGAAAATACACCTATGAGAAACTAAATCACGATTTACTGCAGCAGGATACGATCCAGTCCACTCCGGATCAGATGCAGGACAAAGACTCTTACACAAATGCGAAGGGATATCTTCGAAGGACAGTGATGGAACATTCCAGATCGAAATGGGAGGCGAATACCCATATCATTTCAGACAAGGAATTGGATCAGTTATTAAGTTTGTTCGATAAAGGCTTTGCGGTAAATGATGGGGAATGTTCGAAAAAGAAAAGACATTTATATGTCCGTTATTACAATGATTGGAAAAGGGACTATGCAACTATGATCTGCTATGTTCCGGATATTACATTTCAGTACAAAACAAAGCTTAAAGGCAGACTGTATTATCAGCCTGTCCGTTTTGCTTTTATAGAGTTGTAGGAGGTGGTTTTATATGGTGGATCTGACAGAAGCCCAAAAGAAAATCTTTTGCAGCGGTACATATTTTCATGGCTATCAAATGCACTTCCCGGATCTGGGTCTGACGATCGGCAACGATACAATTCATTCTGAAGCGGTTACGATCAAGGAAAGCATCTGCGATGAAGAGGAGCTTGTACTTGGAGGCTGCATAGCATCCTCATGCGAGTTTGAGGTGTCGGAGATTTTGCAGAACGAGCTGAACGGGCAGGGATTTATCGCCATTCAGGAGACGGTGGATGAAGATGGCGATACAGCGATACAGCTGCCGATGGGATATTATCAGGTTGATTCTGCGGAACTGGTGGATGACAAGGATTATAAGAAGGTTGTGGCGTATGACGCTTTATATGGAGCATCCGTGGATGTCTCTGAGTGGTATAACGCTCTTTTTCCGGCAGAGGAGAAGAGTGTCACAAAGCTGCAGGACGGCAAAGAAGTCACCGTGAAGGTCGTGGAATACGGGACGGTGAAGCTTAAGGCGATGAGAGAATCGCTGTTACAGCATTTAGGGATCCCGTTTAAAACGCAGGCACTGGTCAACGACGATATGGACGTGGAGAAAACCATTGCTCCGACGGCGGGAAGTCTGACAGGAACCACGGCACTCAAGGCAATCTGCACGGTGAATGCCGGCTTTGGACGTATGGATCGGAGTGGAAGTTTCGAGGTGATATATCTGCCGGATATGCATTCTATTGGTTTGTATCCACACATTGGTTTATATCCGCATGTTGGGTTGTATCCTACAAGTTCCAGCGGCACATCACAGGACATGACAAGGCTGTCCGGCGCATCTGATACCGAAGCGGAATATAGGAGTATCCGGTGCGAGGAATACACCACGGACAAGATCACCTGTCTTAATATCCAGACGGATGAGGAGGACGTTGGCGTGACAGTCGGGACGGATCTGAGCAATCCGTATCTCATCACCGGGAACTTCCTGCTATACGGGAAATCGGTGGACGAACTTAAGGTGA